CCTCGGCAAGGGTGTCGAGGACGAGGGAGGAGCTCAGGGAATTAGCCATGAGAGTGTAGGTTTATTGGTTATTATTTACGGACGGAAAAAGCAGCGAAGAGAGCCTCGCGGTTGAGCTTGCGGAACGCACGCTTCTCGGAGCCCTCGGGCATGGCCTCATAGGCGGTCAGCATTTCCTCGGGCGTCTTGTAGCTCGCGCTCTTGCGAGCGAGCTGCGCGTGCGCGACCTTGACCGGCGCCACGCCGAGCTGGCGAGCGTCATAGGCGGCGAGATCCTCGACCTTAGCCTTGAGCTCGTCGCGCTCCTTGGAGAGCTCGGCAACGGCAGCCTCGGCCTTTGCCTTGTCGGCGGTCAGCGTGGCAATCAGGCCGTCTTTTTCGGCCAGAGCGGCCTTGTGGGTGTCGGTGAGCTTGGAGAGCTCGGCAACTTGCTTCTCGGCCTCGGCCTTGAAGGTGGCGATTTGGGAATCCTTGGCAGCGAGAGCGGCGGCATCAGGCGCCGGGGTGGTCTCGGGCTTAGTTTCAGTGGTCATGTTGGCTTGCAAAGATTGCGGCGCGTCAACGGCTGAAAGCAGCCCATTGGGGTTTGCGGCCGGGCGCTGGACGAGATCGGCCGACATCACGTTGGCGATTCGCATGCTGGGCGAGGAGCGGAGGACGCCGCTCGGCGCGGAGTCGCCGAGAGCGGCTGGGATCTCGCTGCCGTCGGCCAGAACCCAAACTGGCCGATACTCGAGCACCAGCGAGACCCCAAATTGATCGGGCACCTTTTGCGCGAGCTCTACCAGCTTTTCATAAGTGCCGCCGGCCTCGCGCTTGAAGCTCTCGAGGAATTCAAACGATTTGGCCTTGATCTTGTTTCCCTCGCGATAAATGCCGCTGAAAAAGCCGATCTCCTGGCCGAGCCGATCGGATCCTGCGCCGTCGTGCTTCAGGTAGGCGCGCAGGCTTTTGCCGAGCAGCAGCCGCATCGCGTCGTCGATGCTCTTATCATCGATGTAAAGCCCGTGCCCGGCAGCCTCGATGCCGCCCGTTATCAGCGAGACGTTGGCGAAGCCGCTGGCGTCAGCGGAAAACTCCTGAAGGCAAACGCGATGGCTCATAATTGGTTTTGGATTCGTCAACTTTCGCGCTCGATCTCGAGCACCTTGCGCTCGGCCCACGCATAGCCGGCGTCGCCGCCCCAGAGCGCCCATGCGATCCGGCCGGCAGATGGATAGCCCGGCTCCCCCGGGTTAAACCCTTCGCCCTGCTTATCCACCTCATGCCGGCGGAAAAAGGATTTCATGCGGAAAATTGTCTCGTTGGATAGTGACCGCCCGTTAGAGATGTCCCTGGCGCGTGCCACGCCGACGGCAGTGCCGCCGCGGTTGAACTCTTCGCGCCAGCGCAAGCCGCGTTCGGCCTCTTCGCGCATCGCCTCAGTAGGCGCCGTGTCCACCTGCAGCGCAGCCTGGGAGAGTGCGGCGGCGTCGCTTGGAATCTGAACCGGCACCGGGATCGGCTCGTTAGCAGTTGGCGACAGATCGCCGCGGAGCCCTGGAACCGGCAGCCCGGCCTCCTCGAGTGCTTGGTTTTCAGCGGCGCGGCCAGCGATGTGGCTCTTGAGATCAATGCCACGCTCGGCGCAGATGTCGCTGAGATTGATGATTCCGGATAAATAGTCCTCGCGCTGGGCGGCGGCATCGCGGCCGAAATCGACCGTAAGCCGCGGCGGCATGGTGAACGACCATTTCCACCAGTCAGGATTCGCCGGCAGCCGGCCATTCTTCATCGCCTTCGCGACCGCGTAGCCGACCGCTCGGCGAGCGAACGGCTTTAGAAGATCCTGGCGATCCTCGACGCTGCGCATTGCGGTCGAGATCACGAAGCGCGTGTTAGCGCCACCAAGTGCCGAGATATCCCACGCGAGCTCGAACGGCCAGTTGATGCCCGCCATCGCGTTACGCAGCAGCCGGTCCATGAACTTTTGCCAAGCATCGCCCGGCCGGTCGTTCTTAAATGCCTCGAGCTTTGAGCCGCTGCCGGCCTTGAAGTGGCGAACCATGCCGCCGAAAAACTCCTTGGCGGCGACATCCTGGCCTACGTAGGGAGCGCCGGAAAGCGCCACCGCTGGATCGCTGGTATCTGCCAGCCCGCTCTCGTTGTACTCGATCAGGCCGATGCTGGACGCCAGCGCAGATGCCATCTTCTCATACCCCTGGACCGTGCGCAGATCCTTGAGATCCAGGATGGCATGCGCGAAGCCCGGGAGGCCGCGGAACTGGTTTATCCACGCCGGCTCGGCCAGCAGCATCATGTCGCGAGCGGTGACGTACTCGCGAACCTCGGGCATCTCCTCTTCGCTACCGGGCGCCTGCGCCTCCTCCTCAACGTAGAACGCGACCGGCCGTCCTTGCGGGTTGATCACGACGCCATCGATGACGCGCAGCCCTTGGTACGGTCCACTCAGCAGGAATCCGTCACGGTCGAGCTTGTCGCTGCTCGGATTGTGGATACCTTCGCTGGGGATCAGCTGGATCGCTGGAAATTGGGTCTCGTACTCGGTCAGGATCGCGCCCACGTCGCCGTCGCGGTCCACGGCGACCGATGCCAGAAAAAGGCTGGTCTGGAAATCGCGCCCGCTGATGTCGGCGATCGGATACCATTCATTAAGCAGCCATTCGCGTGCGGTTTCGCCCCAGGCTTGATCGGCGCCCTCAAATTTCGGCAGCCAGGAACGGCCGACGGCATACATGGCTTTCGCGTCGATTGCGCCCTTGGCCGGCCCCAGATTGGCGTATAGTTTGCGGGAATCGCTCAGGAGCTGCGCCCGGTCGGTGGAATTTACCTCACTCGAGATGCTGCCGATAGTGCGAACCTCGAGCGGTCGCCGCACGATTTCCTTGCGGTTAGTGGCGTCGAATAGAGCACCTAGCGCTGCGCGGAATCGTTGCGGTAATGGCGTCGGCATGGTCAGCGAAGGAAAGCGGCTGTCTGTGACACTGGCGCAGTAAACCCTGCGTCAATCGTCTGGATGGCTAGTTCGCTCGCCATGATCAGGTCGGCGATCGTGGTGCCCGGGAGAGCCTGCACCGTGATGGATTTTCCGTTTAGCGCAGTCCCAACGATCTGGCCGTTCTGCGCGCTCATGTCGGTCCACTTGCTGGCCTGGAGGTCTTCCAGCCACTTTCGCGGATTGGCCGCGTTGTTCCGCCTCGCTTGACGCAGCAGAATGGAGACGAGGATTTTCATCTGAAAACGGCCGGCGCGTCAACGTAGCCCGGCGTGAGCGATGTCTATTGCCGAGATTTCGGGCGGCCGCATCTCGCCAGTCTTGCGCAGCGTGGAAAACTCGACCCGCAGGTTATCGCGCACGATGCAGTACGCTTGACGCAGCGAGCCCTTGACCAGGCTTTCCGGGTGGATCGGGCAGCCGGCCTCGCGCAGTTGCTCGAGCTTGCTAAAAGTTTGGAAGTATTCGGCCGCGGCGAGTCCTCCCATAATCGCGAAGCGGTCGTTAATGCCGCCGAATCGGCCCCACCAAGGCGTCAGAGCTTCGTTGATGATAGGCGTGTACGTCTGGTCGAATGAGTGAAAGAACAGATCCGGCCGCAGACGAACGAACAGATCCACGTCGCTCACCGGGTGGTCGGTGTAGAGCTTCCAGCCCTGCTCGAGCTGCCAGAGCTGGCGCAGAACTGCCTGCATCGGCACGCTGCGAGCGTATGGTTCGAACCGCACCGGCTCGGTTGGTTCTGGCAGATCCGGTTGGCTCGGCTCGACCTTGCTGATCAGCGTTTTCGGCCGGAACAGCTGCTGCGTGATCTTCCAGTCGTCGGCGTCTTCGTCCTGCACCGTCGAGATGTAAAAGTGCAGCGGCTTGGGCAGGTGCCTAGCGACGTGCCAGTTGAACGTGTGCGCGCACGTTTTCCATGTGCGCATGTGGCCGGCAATGATGATTACGGATCCCATAGATTAGGCAATGCGGTTTAGGATCAGCAGACCCCAGTTTGAGTGGTAATATTGGAGCACGCCCCACTCTGGGCAATCTGCGAGGAACTCGAGAATTGCCTTGATGATGCCTTCGCCGCTCTCCCCGTCCTGAGCGAATTTGTAAACGTCGTGCATCGCGATGTAGCGGCGCACCATGACGGCGTGTTTGAGCTCGGCTTCAACTTGCGCGGCGTTGTGCAGCGTATCGATGAAGAGCAGATCCGTCTGCTCGATCAGATCCATTTTTGACGTATCGGCCCGGTGCCACTTCCACGTCACGGTCGGTGCCTCTGGGAAGTCAAACAATGGCTCGCTGATATCGTATGATACCAGTTCGCCGCCGCCGCCGGCCTCCAGACCTGCGGCCAGCGCAATCGTGCTTTGCCCGGTGCGCACCCCAAATTCCGTTGCCGTCCTGCAGCCAGCCGCGAGCTGGCGCAGCTGGTGCATGTGCGGCAGCATGTCCTTGTGCCCGTGGAATGCGGCGCGTTCCTCAAATAGCTTTTGAAGTGCGGTCATAGCTTCATCTCGCGCAGCTTCGCGGCGCCGTCTGGGTTGGCAACGTAGGCATCGTCGATTTTCGCGGAAGCGTATTTTTCGAGAGATCCCGTTACCTTGAGGGTGTGCAGCGGTGTGCCTTCAATCTCAGCGGTGCCGCTCAGTTGGTGCGTATCCAGACCGCCGGTTTCGTAAAGCATCTTGATGTAATCGAGCGTCTCCTGCTGCTGCTGCTTGGTTTCGCCCGGGAGTCCAACCGTAAACGTGCCGTGGACGCTCATGCCCATGTTGCGCAGCATCCTCGCGGTGTCTGCAGCCTTCGCCAAGTTGAGCCGCTTGTTGATGATCTTATCGATCACGGTTTGGGATCCGCTCTCGAATCCGAGCTTAACCCCCTTGCATCCGCATTCGAGCATGAGCTTCCAGGTCTCCTCTTTCACCGTATCGGCACGGCACATCGCGAACCAGGGAAGCCCAAATTCCTTCATCACCTGCGAGATCTGCCGGGTGTGCTTCTCGGTAAGGTTGAATGTGTCGTCGTCCAAATAAATGCTCTTGTAGCGCACACCCTTCGCCCATGCATCGTCGATCTGCGTTTTGATGGCGCCTCGGACCCACTCGGGGGAATGGCAACGCACGGTGCGCGCCCTGGTGCCGTCTGGATCGTTGCCGGTCATCACTGCCGGCCAGACGCAGAAAATGCATTTGTAAGGGCACCCGCGGCTCGTGATCAACTGCAGCTGCGGCGCGGTTTGGCCTTTCGGGCATGCGTCCCAATAATTGCCCACCGCCACTTCGTCGTGGATCGGATACGGCAGATTATCCATCTCGCCAACAGTCAGCAGATCGTGCGCGATAACGCCACGCTGGCCGCGGATCACGCGCAGCACTTGCTTGTCGTACTCGCCTTGAACGATCGCCGCGATGTTCCGATGCCGTCCGAGAATCTCGTCGGCCTTGGAAATGTCGAGCGGACCGCAAAGGATAATCTGGGCCTTTGTCATCGCCGCGAACCAATCGATCACCTTCTCGTCGTGGACCCACGCGGCGGTCGCCGTCTCGAGCACGACCCAATCGGGTGGATCGGCAAGCACCGCGTCGAAGAACTGCTGGTAGCTTTCGCCGCGGGCGATTGAGTCGCGCATCTCAATCGTCGCGTCCGGCAGTGTCGCCTTCGTCCGAGCCGCTGCGCTTCCTAAGAAGAACGGGAACGGCAGATAGCCACCGTGTCTGAACTCGCCCGGAGCATGCACGGAATACCTGGTGAACGGCCAGCGCGATCCGGCGCGCACTCCGATTAACAGCTGCTGTGTCTTCAGGTCGACATCCCACCAGGGTGGATTGGAGAACAGAACTTTCATGGCGTCTTATTTTTCAGTGCTTGTAGTTGTTTCGCTCTTTTCGGGAGATGGTAGCAACTGCAGCGCGAGAGCCACGGCCACCTGCATGGCCTCGCAGTCCCACATGTGATTCGGTCCGGTCTTCGTCCAGCGCCACTCGCTGCGGCCCGTGCTCTTGCTGACTCGCTCGCGCTTTACCTCGCCGCGGAGATGGCGTGCGTATTCTTCGCCGTGATCGGCGCCGCATTCCCACGGGTGCGAGTTGCCGGCGACCAGTGCCGCGAGCACGTCCTTAACCGGATCCGATGCCCAAAACATGTAACGCGCATAACCGCCGGGCACTTGGGTCTGTTTGATGCTGGAATGGAATTTCTGCACTTTCTGGCCGTTTGGCCGGATGTGCACGAATGAATCATCTCCGCTGCCGTGGAGCGCGGTCCAACCGTAGCGGATGCAGTCCTCGTAAACTTGCGCCGTGCTGAACTGCGCGTCCTCGAAACAGAGCTGCTGCTCGACGCCGAAATGCTGCCGGATTCCCTCGGCTTGCTCGGTCGTGCTGAGTTTGCCGCGCCAAAGCATCTGTGAGCCGCCGTCGCTTTTCCATGCACGCACCACGGCCCAGAAGTGGTCGCGCTGGCGATCTATTGTCATCATGCGGCGCGCTTCGTTTTCGATCTTCTCGCGACCTCGGGCGTGGATGTCAGCGAGCGTGTATGTTCCGCGGAGCTCGACCGTCGTGCGGTTTAGCTGGGCCTCTTCGTTGCGCCACGGCAACGCCAGCCGCTGCATGTAGAAATCGCGCAGCGGGTTGATCTGGCCGCGTTTTTTGAACTCGCCCGCCTGCAGGAACTCAACCGCCAGCTGGCCCATGTCCTCGGCCAAAATCGCGTTCCAGTTAAAGGATCGGTGCTTGCCGTCGCGGTCTGGTCGCGGCGCGGCGTAGCGTCCGGTGCTGTTCCAGCGTGCCCTGGTGGCGGCGCTGTTCGCGTGTTCGTGACCGCAGTGGGGGCAAAGCCAGCGCGTCGAGTTGCGCACAAGCTGCTCGTCCCACATGCCGTTTTCCTTTCGTGCGCCTTCGTCCCAGATCACGCAGGCGCGCTTTGCCGGCTCGTCCGCGGCGCGGCCGAAAAACTCGAGCGGCACAAAGCGCTGGCAGCCGAAACACTGGACAGACCAGATCTGCGCCGTCCCCTCATGCCAAAGCCGGTCAAAATCGTCGTCCGCGTGAGATCCTTGGCTCTCGTTTAGAATCTTGCTGATTCCGTCGCGGGCGTAGGCCGAGACGCGCCGGCGAGCATGTGTCAGCAGCCCTTGCTTCCAGAGCCAGCACTCGCTGTTAAGCTTCCAGCGGATCGATTTGCTCTGCAGATTATTTAGATTCGCCCCGTTAATTATCAGGTAGAAATCGCCAAAGTAGATCTCGCAGGTCGCGGCGTCGTGCTTGTTTTTCGGCAGCAGGCGCGCCACCGGCTCGCAGTTGCGCAGCAGATTGCGATACCGTCCCTTGACGTGCTCGGCCGCGCTCTCGTCGTCCTGCTGCGTCCACATGATCGGCCCTGGCTCGTTGGCAATCGCCCAAAGACTGGAGATCTCCACGAAGAGCGTTTTGAGTGTCTGGATCGCGGCGCGGCATGTCACCTCGCGCACACGTTCGTCGGCGACGGCCTCGAATGGCTCGAGCAGGTGCCGGCAGGTGCGGATGTCAAAGGCGCCCTGGCGTGCGTAGCCTCCGCCGAGCTGAACGAAATCCCGGGCCCAGTCGTGGATCGGCCGGCGATCTGGCAGCGCCCACCCGCGGCGCCATCCTTGGAGAACCTCGAGGCTCATGCGCTGCGCGCTTCCTGAGCGGCTGCCTTGCGCCTGGCGTTCTGCTCGGTCTTCCAGTCCTCGAGCGCGTGCTGCATGGAGACGCAGACCAGATCCGCGTGCTCTCGTGCCAGCCGGCGGATGTCGCTCACATCTAGGCCGGCGACCTTGGGCGGCAGCTCGGTGGTGAAACCCTGATACATCGCTGACTTTACCCGTGCCGCGAGGAACAGCAGGTAGTTGTCCACGTCCTCGGCTGGGATCAGCTTGGCCTCGGCCTGCTGGATCTTGATTTGATTAAGCCGCACTTCGCTCGCCAGCTTCTCAACCAGGAGCTCTTCGCGTCGCCTAGACTTGCGCGGGCCAGCCTGGCCGAGCCCGTGCCGGTCGATGAAGTCGCGCCACTCGGCCTCGGTCCATGTTTTCGGCGCGTCATCGTATTCGCGCTGCCAGTTGCGGATAGCGGTCGATGAAACATTGAGCGCCCGTGCCAGCGCCGTGTGCGTCTTGTGCTCGCTCACTTGACTCGTTTTAGTTCGTTGAGTGCTTTTTCCAGCTCGGGAAAATGTCTCGCGATCACCAGCATCGCCCGCTCAGTCTCTTGCTGCTCGGCTTGCTTGGTCCGGCTGCGCTTCTTACCCAGCTCGGTAAATGAGCTGGTCAGCTGGCCCAGATCGCCTGTGGAAAGCCGCAGATAAAGCCACATAGCCTCGGTGCTCTCAGGATCGCCGCCCATGCGTGCGACCTGCGAGATCCAGCGATGCACCCGCGGCCGGCCCTCGAGCTCAGACCATTCGATCAGCCGCTCGGCGATCTCGCCCACCAGCTCGGCGCGTTTAGGTCGCTCGAGCTCATGCCACGGATGCGTGGTGAGATTCGGCGTCAGCGGCACAAAGTTCACTGGTACTTCGCCAGAGGGCTTTCGAGCAGGCGCTTTAGCTCGGGCGTAAGAGTTGATTCAAGATCGAAGAGCTCAAGCTGCTCCTTAGTTTTGATTGGCGACAGCTTCAAATCGAGGTTTTTAAGCGCCCGTAAATCTTCATCATACTGGGCGATCGCCTGTTTTCTCGCCGCTGCTATCGTGTGGAAAGCATCCCGCGCATAGTGCAAAATCTCGCTAATGCCCTTGAACTGTTGGCTGGTGCTCATCGTGTGCCTACCGTGTAATTATTCCACGGTTTTGCGCAAGTGAGGGAATATCGCGTTTGATCGATCCCTAAAATCGCCGGAAGTGCTGTTTCCTTTGGAAATCTGACTGTCAGATTGTCCGACCCATACCAGCACCCACGTTTGGTGCTTTTTGAGCCAGCGGCCCGTTTTCTGGCTGATCGGATCGGCTAGATTCGCTGGCCGATCAAAAATGAGACTAAACCCGGTCTCGGTGTCTGGGATTGTCTCACTTACCCCCCGTATATATATACGGGGGGAGTGAGACATGAGACATTGTCTCCATGAGACTCAAATGAGACTACTTTGAGACTTGAGACTTAACAGCCAGAAAATACGCTCCAAATTCAACGTTTACGATACCAGCCTGCTTGGCTTGATTTATCCATCTCGCTGTCGTTGCGCGGCTTGGCTCATGGTTGGGCGTGCTCCGCGCTTCTGTAAGTTCCTTCATCAGATGCGCCCACGTCTTTTTCTGTCCTGGTTGGAGCACCGTTTCGATCAGTTCTCGCAGTTCTGCCACTTTGCGATCCTCGCTCGCCACGGTCGAAACCGTGACGTGCATTTTCATGTCGTCAGACCAGCGAAACCGCGGCCCGCTCTTCTTTAGGATCGGCGAGCGCCGCTGCTTTTGCGACCAGACCACCGTCACCTCGTCTTCCTTGTCCAGACTCAGGTTTGTCTCGGCCTTCCGTTCGATCTGCGAGCCGAGGTGCCCGCGGACCTTATCGCTGCCCGGGTTTTTGTGGATCACGCAGACGATCGCGCAGTCGTAGCGGATCGCGAGCGTGTGCAGCTCGGCCACAATCTGATTGCATTCCTGCGAGTCGTTAACGTCCACGACGAGATCGGCGATGCCGTCGATGATCACCGCATGAATCCCACCGTGTGCAGCAGCAGCATCGGCCATCACCACGGCGAGCACGGCTTTCGCGGTGTGGCTCGGCAGATCAGCGAGCGTCGCCGCATGCAGCCAGCCCGGGATTTCCTCGATGCGGGATCTCCGCTTCGCCCGCGCTACCAGATGCCAGAAGTCGTCGGGGCTTTGCTCGGTGTCGACATACAGCAGGGCTTTGCCGGCCTCGTTGAATCCTCGCGCCGATAGCGTGTCCACGTCGTCGTAATCGTTTGTTAGTGCCGCGGCGATCATCGCGGCCACCAGGGAGCTCTTGCCCGTCTTGGCCTGCGCCGTGATCGCGGTAAGATTGCCCGGCGTGCAGATCACGACCCCGCCCAGCTCAAAGATTGGGCGAATTGGCGGCGGCTCCTTATTGGGATCGAAGACGCGAGCTTTCCAGAGCCGACGCAGTTTGTCCGTCTCGGTCTCAGTGGTCGGCGCAGCTTGCAGCGGATCCTTGCCCTGCGGTGTTGGCGTTGGCAGCGAGTTGATCTGCAGCTTGTGCGAACGCTGACCGAATCCCTGGCGCTGCAACTCACGCGCCGCGGCCGAGAAATCGCCGCCGCATTCCAAAATCGCGTAAACGTGCCACGGCTTGTAAACCCTGCCTGTTTCAAACTTCGTGCTGCTCGAGAAAACGTAAAAGCGGCCCGGCACTTGATTCCAGCTTGCCGAAATGCCGTGCTCCTTGCCTGGGCGTGTCCAGTGTCGCGTGTTGTCCCCGATCGATTTCCAGCCGTGCCGGCGCAAGAGGCTCGGCAGATCTGCGCGCTGGTCGTAATCGTCGCCGGGTGAAATGTCGTATCCGGCCGGCGGCAGCGTAACTGCCTTTGGAATTTCGATTTCCTGCGGTCGCGTCTCGTTAAAAGAACGTGCCAGATTTATCAACGAATTGCGATCGTCCGGCGCGATCGTCGGGATCGCCAGCCAGTCGCCCTGCTCCATCGTGTACCCAGCAGACGGCGCAATGACGAAGTAACCGCCGGCCCCGCGGGTCTCGATCATCACGAATTCCTGCACGTCAGGATTCGCGTTCTTCTCGGCCTCAGTGGGCATCCGACTGGCGAGCTTCTCGTTGCCGATCGGATTATCGGCGCAGCGGAAGACCAGGTGGAAGCCGCCGTTCTTCGTACGCTGCCGCACCAGCTCGCCGAGTAAGTGATCTAGGCCCAGCTCCTCCGCACGCTTCGCGAACCTGTCCAAGATGCCCTTTGCGTACTTTTCATCGAAGTCGATCGCTTGGATCTCGCCGGCCACCAGAGCCAGCGCGGAGTCCTGCTTTGCGTACCAAGTCGCCAGCTCTTTGTCGCTTGGCAGCTCGCTCATGTACTTCTTCCAAGGAACCAGCGGGCGTTTGTCCGGCTTTACCGGAATCGTAGCGATGCCCTGAGCCTTGAGCCCTAGTGCCAACGTGTGTTGTGGCGTCATTTTTTTCGGTCTCAGTCTTTAATCGTTACGAGCACGCCACCACCCTGCGGCGGCGGCGCCCATTCTTTGCTGATCATCAGCATGTCCACCTGGGCATCGTCCCGCCAGAATCGCTCATTGCGCGTAATCCGATCGAGGATCAACTTGGCGAGATTATCGAGATCCGGTTTGCTGGTGTGCGCACTGGGCGCGTGTTCCTTCAGCATCCCATTTGTGCGCAAGTGGGATTTCGGCCGCTGGAAGTAGAACTGCAGGGCCACCGAGCAGCGCCCGGCGAACGGCTCCAGCGAATGCGTTCTCGCAATCTCTGCTAGCTGCGCATCTACGGCAGCCTTCCAGGTGTCGGCCGCATCGCTGTCATACATGCGCGCCACGAATCGGGCGCCCATCCTGCGCGCAAAGGCCCGCGGCCTTGGCTGGCCCTTGGGATCTCCCGGGATCCAAAACCGCAGGTCAGTGGTGGGCTCCGGTGATGACACGGTAGACGACGGTATCGGAAGCGTTAATTGCGCGGGCGATGCGCTTGTAAGAATACCCCGCGACCCGCAGCCGGCGGGCCTCGGCCTTTTGTGCGTCGGTGATCGGCCGGCGCCTGCCGTCTCTAGGCATGGATCTGATGGCGTCGCCGATGTCGAATGCCAGAGCATCTCGCGGCGCGTGCTTATCTAGCAGGAATTCAATCCTGCGCATGGTTTCGCTGACGTTCACAAGTTAATCCCTTTCCGTGATGCGAGCAGCTTGTGCCGCTCTGTTATTGAAACATACATTTTCGCCATCTGCATTCGGCTGATGTTCTTGTAGACCTTAGCCAGCGAGACGTTTTGCGCGTAGGCCACCAGCTTGGGGTCGGTGCCGTCCAGCACCATCGCGTTAATTGCGGCGTCGCTTGCGCGGAGATGTTGTTTGTGAGTTTGTGTCATGTCGTGTGAATGTGGAGTCGAACCATTCGCGATCGCGGCCGATCTCGATGCCGATGTGAATGCCAAGCAGCAGGGCGAGGGTGCCTCCGCCGATCAGCAGGATCATGGCGCTCGTGATGCTCATCGGCCGGCCTTCGCTAGCTGCCGTTCCACTTCCGCGATGTGACGATCTGCCACCGCGGCCAGGCGGACGATCTGGGCGTTCGCTCGGGTCAGCCGGTCATTCGCGATTCGCAGATCTAGATTTTCCTGCTTCAGCCGGTCCAGCTCGGCCTGCAGATCGTCGATGATTATGTGATGCGTTGGCATAGTTCGTTGATTTGAGTGCGGATCGTTTCCGCAAGTTGGTCCCGAGTGATTTCGCTGCCGTATTTCAGCATGCGCCGCTGCTCTTGGTCGATATCGTCGAGCGTTCCCCAGGCATCGGCGGCATGAACGGCGCGGATGTGCTCTTCGCGCTCGTCTGGAAGCTGGAATTCAAGCGTGGCTTTCACGGCTTCAGTTCCTTTTCCAGCGCGGCCCGCGCCATGCGCCAGATGTGCTGCTCGTCGCTCTCCGTCATGATGTCCTCGAGCGCCACGCGCAGCCGATCGTTGTCGCTCTTCAGTTTTGCAATCACGGCGTAGTCGTCCCATCCAGCCAGATCGCGGTCGACCTTCGCCGTTTTCACTTCCTCCCGCAGCCGCTCGTTGTCCGCCTCCAGCTTTGCAATCTCCTCGCGTGCGCTCTGCACCTGGGCGCGGCTCTCGTCTTGATCTTGGCACCAGCATTGAGCCTTGCCCGGCCGCACGACGTGCAAACCGCATTCAGCGCCCAGCTTGCAGCGGCTCCACGAGTTTCCGAATCCGTCGCAAATGTCGGTCCCTTTCACGGTGCACCTCCTTTCGCGTACCATGCCGGCACGCCGAGCTCGCGCACGACGGCATCAATGTTGGGCCAAACATCGAAATCAATGCACCGCTTCAGATCGCGCAGATCCGCAATCGTCTCGTCCTGGCCGAGCGAAACCGCATCATCGGTGAGCCGGAACACGGCGACTCCAAACGGCTCGCACTTCTCCACGGCCAGAAAGAAGAAATCAAAGACCGGCTTTGCCCAGAGCTCAGAGATCAGCGGCAGATAAAACCCAGCCTGCCGGTGGTAGCCGAACCGGAAAACGGCACGCTCGAAGTTGCTAAACGTCTCGTCGTCCAGGCTCTCAACGGTCTTCAGATCGGCCACGTATGCGCGCCCCTCGGTCAGCTCGCAGCCGTCGGGGTTAAACCAGTCGGTCCGGCATTGCAGGGTCATCGTGCCGCCAGTTCGCCAGGTCGCCTCGGGCACGCCCCGGCCCAGCAGCTCCGCAGCCAGAGGATTCTGACGCACGGCATCCGTCATCTGCAGCACCAGTGCTGACTCGTCCTGATCGATAATCGTCTTGCCGCCGTTCTGCTGCTCAAACTGTGCCCATCGTTCCTTGCCCTCTTTCGTGCGCCGGTCGATTCCCTCGGGCTTGATGGCGTAGCGTTTTGACCACTCGGCCGGCTCCAGGACCGAGCAATGCACCGCGGATCCGATCCGAAAAGCCGCGCTGGGCTCCTCGGCCACAATCTGTTTCGCGATGTATCGCTTATGATACAGCGCCGGGCGGCGTCTGAATGTCTCAAGTTTGGAGTGCGAGACCGCGGCGTTTGCGTGGTACTCGGATGATGATTCTTGGATCATGGCTGCTCCTTTTCGATTTCTGCCGCCAGCCGCAGCAGCTCTTTCGCCTGGTCGCGCAGACGATTTATCCGTTCCGATCCGCTTGGAAAATTCGCAGCCAGAGCGGCTGCGGCCTCCTCGACCGTGCCGCCTTCTCCGTTTCGATACCAGTTCAGTTCGTCGCCGCGAACCCCATAGCCCCAGATTCTCACCTTGCTCTTATCAATGATTATCTGGATCTGCGAGAAGTGCTGCGCGTGACTCTGCATGATCGCGGCCTCTTGGCCGGCGATCCACGCTTGGATTGTTTCCAAGTTCATGGCGTCTCATCCTTTCCGAGCGCCAGCTTGCCCTGATCAAAGTCCACGATGTCGTCGCTCTCGTCCTTAAACTTAGCGGACCAGGTGAGCCGCACCGCGACCTTAGTGCTGGGCGCCATCGCATCCCACTCCACCAGCGCGTTCACCTTGCACGTCGGCTCCGCGGCGTCGCTGTCGTCCTGGAAGGTATCGGCAGCGGCCTTGATGATCTGCGGATATCGCGTCTCGAGTAGATTGCGGAACTGCTCGACGATGGAGCTGATCACGCGCTCGCGGCGTTCGTCGGCGCTCATGCGGCACCCCCAATCTGGCTCGAAAGCCCGCCGGCGACCTTATCGGCAAGCGGCGTTACGTTGATCGGCTCCACGGGAATGTCGCGGACTTCCTCGACGGTGCGCAGACCTTTCAACACGTCACCGAACAGATCGCGCAGAACGTAGCCCCTGGCGCGGAATCGCAGCATGCGTTTCGGGTAATCGGTCCACGGTCCAGACTTACCCCAGAGCTTCGCCCGCTTGGCGTCGCCAACGGTGAACGTCTCAACGGCAGCCTGCTCGCCCTGGCGCACCGCTGTCACCCGGTAGCCGTGGCCGTCGCTTCCGGCCTCGCCGATCTCCTCTTCCTTGTATGAGACGAGAAGCCCGGATCCGCGAACCAGCGCAAGAGCGGCGTCACCGTAGATCGCCGGGCGCCCATTGATCACCGCGGTGTTCTGCAGCGCAGCCATCGGCGAAAGCCCGATCTCGGCACCCAGCTGGATCGCCACCAGGACGGCCTCGGGCTTCTCCATGCCCCGCGGAGCGAAGCCGCTTGCGCAGATCGCGTTGGCGAATCGGTAGGCGTCCTCGAGGCTGGCTAGTTTGACGCCCGAATCCCCGAAGGTGATTGGCGATTTATTGGCAGTGGCTTTCACCAGCGCCGTGTCGGTTGTATCGTGTGTTGTGTTCATGCTCAGAAAGGAACTTGCTCGCTCACGTTGATGTCATCTTTCAGCACCAGCTTTGCGCTGCCGGCGGCAAGGGTGCCGCGGTTTTGATGGGCGATTGTCCTGGCTGCGTTGCGCAGCAGCAGATCCTCCGCCCTCGGCGGGAATGGCGTGCCATCGGTGCGCAGCCGCGGCTCGGGCTCTTGGGCGTACCACTCGACGCTCTTCGCGCCAAGATCCGCCAGCGCTCGGCCCTTGTTCTTGCCAAAGTGCACCTGAACGGCGCCCGGGTTGTCCACGATCTCCGTTGGCTGCGGAATATCGACAGACTTCGCTGCCGCGGGTTTAAAAGCCGCTGCGGTTGCAGCTGGCTTGATGCGATCACTTAGCGCGGATCGGATAGCGCGGATCTCGAGCATGAGCTCGGTGAATTGTTCGGTTGTCATATCAGTACCCGTCGCGACGGAGTTTCTCTAGCAGGTTGCGTT